AGTACTGTCATTAAGCAGTCACCCGAAGACCTCAAGAAACAATTGTCAGCGCACCTTGCCTTACTAGACGGTGAGGTGAAACACTGAGCCGGATTGCCTGCGTGAGAACAGGTCAGGAACAGGTGGTGCTGAGACAGTAGTGCATCACCGTTTACACGCTGACCGTTTACACCTGAGCCGTTTAAACGTATCCGGTTCGATGCTGATGTACTAGGATGATGTACTGGGTTGATGTACTACGTTGACCGCCAGTCAGCTTGGTTGCCGCAGCATTGAATCGTCAGGTCGAAGACCCACCGTACCCGCACCCCGCTTATTCGACGCATTGGTCGGCAATTCCTTTACACTCAATTCCACACATTCCATCACCTACCCCCATCGTCTGTTCTCCTTTTCCCTCTGTTTAAACAATCATGTAGAATACCCCCCATGTGTTTCCCTTTTGTTCACCCCGGGGGTATATATATTTTGAAAAATAAACTTGTAAAACTAGACCCGGATTTGTTGTTTGCAAACGGATATGATGTATTGGTATTACGCACGAAAAGATGAGGAATAGCATGAATGCATGGAACAACGCGACATGACCCCGAAGCAAAAAGTTGTTTTTGAGTTTATTAACCTTTACATTCAGATGAAAGGTTACGCACCTTCATACAAAAACATTGCTGATGCTATTGGCACTAAAAGTAAAAGCAATATTCATAAGTATGTACATAAGCTAAGGAAGCAAGGATATCTTAGTGTTCAACCTAGAATGGTACGGTCAATGAAAGTTGTTGATGCGTCTGCAAAACGGATAGCCAAGCTATGAGTTTGTTAACGCGAGAAGAAGTTGCTAAGTACATCAAGCTTATGGATGTATTACCTAAAGATTCTCCTCACATTGAACAGATAGTTGAACTACTTAAAGCAGACAAAATTGAAAGGTGTAAAGAAAGCTTTATGCCTTTTGTTGGGGAAATGTGGTCTGCGTTTATATCGGGTAGACACCACAAGATTATGGCTGATGCTTTTGAACGCGTAGCCAACGGTGAATTAAAACGATTAATTATTAACATGCCACCAAGGCACACTAAGTCAGAATTTGCTTCTTATTTGTTTCCAGCATGGTTTCTTGGAAAGTTTCCAGAAAAAAAGATCATTCAGACTGCACATACCGCAGAACTTGCTGTAGGTTTTGGGCGTAAAGTACGAAACTTAGTCAACACTTCAACATATCAAGAAATATTTCCTACAAAACTTTCTAGTGATTCAAAAGCTGCTGGGCGATGGAATACCCATGCAGGCGGTGATTACTTTGCTATTGGTGTTGGTGGTGCTGTAACGGGTAAAGGTGCTGATGTATTGATCATTGACGACCCGCATAGTGAGCAAGAAGCCATGCAAGGCAACCCAGAGGTCTATGACAGGGTATTTGAATGGTACGGCTCTGGACCTCGTCAGCGGTTGCAACCGGGCGGTGCAATTATTATTGTAATGACACGTTGGTCTAAGAAAGACTTAACAGGACAGATTTTAGCTAACTCAATGAAACGAGAAGGCGATGAATGGGAGGTCATAGAATTTCCTGCGCTATTACCTTCAGGCACACCGTTATGGGAAGAGTTTTGGTCTAAGAAAGAATTAGAAGCCATCAAGGCTGAGATTCCAGTTAGCAAATGGGAAGCACAGTATCAACAAAATCCTACTTCTGAAGAAGGTGCAATCATTAAAAGGGATATGTGGAAGATATGGGAAGGAGAAAGAGCGCCCCCATGTGAATACATTATTCAATCTTGGGATACTGCATTTGAGAAACACTCAAGAGCTGACTACTCTGCCTGCACAACATGGGGCGTTTTTTACCATCCTAATGTAAACGGCGTTGATGTTGCAAATATTATTCTGTTAGATGCATTTAAAGAACGCATGGAGTTTCCTGAGCTTAAAAAGAAAGCGCACGAGCTTTATAAAGAATGGGAACCAGATTCTTTAATCATTGAAAAAAAAGCTGCTGGTGCGCCGTTAATTTATGAACTTCGACAAATTGGCATTCCTTTATCAGAATATACACCCAGCAAAGGTTCTGATAAGATAGCCCGTGTAAACGCTATATCAGATTTATTTGCATCGGGTTATGTATGGTGTCCTGATACAAGATGGGCTGAAGAAGTCATGGAAGAATGTGCATCATTTCCAAACGGAGACCATGATGACATTGTTGACTCAACCAGCCAAGCATTGATTAGATTTAGACAAGGTGGGTTTCTTCAACTTGATTCTGATGAAGAAGATGAACCCGTAATGCGACGCAAAACAAATTATTATTGAGAAACAATATGGCTATTGAAAAATCATTGTATCAAGCACCAACTGGCTTAGAACAACCTATTGAAATTGAAATTGAAGACCCTGAATCAGTATCTATAGATTTAGGTGGAATTCAAATTGAAATTATTCCAGAAAACGATGATTTTTCTGAAAACCTTGCAGAAAAGTTAAGTGATTCTGAACTTGCAGAAATTGCTAGTGATTTAATTAGCGATTTTGATAGTGATATTACTTCACGCAAAGATTGGATTCAAACTTATGTAGATGGGCTTGAATTACTAGGATTAAAAATTGAAGAACGCATGGAACCTTGGCCCGGTGCGTGTGGTATTTATCATCCGTTGTTAGCAGAAGCTTTAGTTAAATTCCAAGCAGAAAGCATTATGTCTATCTTCCCTGCGGAAGGTCCTGTAATGACTAAGATTATTGGAAAAGAAACTCAAGAAAAGAAAGAATCTGCTGCGCGTGTACGCGAAGATATGAATTATGAATTAACAGAAAAAATGCCTGAGTACCGCCCAGAAACAGAACGCACAATGTGGGGCTTGGGGTTGGCAGGTAACGCATTTAAAAAGGTTTACGAAGACCCTAACTTAGGTAGGCAAGTTGCAATATTTGTTCCCGCAGAAGACGTTGTCGTGCCTTATGGGGCAAGTAGTTTAGAATCGGCAGAACGTATTACTCACGTTATGCGGAAAAGTGAAAATGAGTTACGAAAACTACAAGTAGCTGGATTTTATCTTGATATTGATTTGGGTGAGCCACAAAATTCTTTAGATGAAGTTGAAAAAAAGATTGCAGAAAAGTTAGGATTTAGAGCAACAACAGATGACCGTTTTAAAATTCTTGAAATGCATGTTAACTGTGATTTGCCCGGTTACGAACACACAGATAAAAATGGAGAACCAACTGGCATTGCATTGCCTTATGTTATTACCATTGAAAAAGGCACAAGCAAAGTATTATCTATTCGACGTAATTGGAAACCAGATGATAAAAAACAATTAAAACGTCAGCATTTTGTTCATTATGGTTATATTCCGGGCTTTGGTTTTTATTGTTTTGGATTAATACATTTAATCGGAGCTTATGCAAAATCAGGCACATCTATTATCCGTCAGTTAGTAGATGCAGGAACATTAAGTAATTTGCCCGGTGGATTTAAAACCAAAGGTATGCGCGTTAAAGGCGATGACACACCTATTGCACCCGGTGAATTTAGGGATGTAGATATTGCAAGTGGTGCGTTACGCGATAACATTTTGCCATTGCCATATAAAGAGCCAAGCCAAGTATTAACAGTATTATTAAATCAAATTATTGATGATGGTCGCCGTTTTGCTAATACCGCAGATTTGCAAATTAGCGATATGTCGGCACAAGCTCCTGTTGGAACTACATTAGCTATTTTAGAACGCACATTAAAAGTAATGAGTGCGGTACAAGCAAGAACTCATTATTCTTTAAAACAAGAATTAAAACTCCTTAAAGACATTATTGCTGATAATGCTCCCGAAGAATATGACTACGAGCCAGAAGAAGGCAGTCGTCGTGCGCGTAAATCTGACTATAAAAATGTAGATGTTATTCCAGTATCTGATCCTAATGCCAGCACAATGGCACAAAAGATTGTTCAATACCAAGCAGTGCTTCAATTGGCACAAGGCAATCCACAAATTTACAATATGCCATTGCTTCACCGTCAAATGCTTGAAGTACTTGGCGTTAAAGATACTGCAAAACTTGTGCCTATGTCTGATGACCAAAAACCACAAGACCCAGTTACAGAAAATCAAAACATTTTGGCTGGAAAACCAGTAAAAGCTTTTGCATATCAAGATCACGAAGCACATATAACAGTTCACAAAGCGGCAGCAGATGACCCTAAAATTGCGGCACTTGTTGGTCAAATGCCACAAGCACAAGCAATTATGTCTGCTGGGCAAGCGCATATGGCAGAACATATTGGATTTTTGTATCGGATTGAAATTGAAAAACAATTAGGAATGAATCTTCCTCCACAACTGGACGAAAATGGCGATCCTGCAAACATTGATCCTGAAATTGAAGCACGTTTGTCACCGTTAATTGCTCAAGCGGCTCAACAGTTGTTAGCAAGAAATCAAAATCAACAAGCACAACAACAAGCTCAACAACAAGCTCAAGACCCGTTGGTTCAAATGCAACAACAAGAATTGCAAATTAAACAACAAGATGTTCAACGTAAAGCTCAAAAAGATCAAACTGATGCACAATTAAAAATGCAACAAATTCAACTTGAACTTAAAAGACTTGAACAACAAAATCAATACAATATGCATAAATTAAATGCAGACCAAACAACTAAAGGGATTGAGGTTGGCGCTAAATACAATTTTGAAAACAAAAAACTTCAAGCCGCACAAATGCAAAGAGGTATTGAAATTGGAGTAGATTCAACTAAGCATAAACAAGTTATGGCTGAAAAAATAGCTAATAAAGTATCTGATATTCGTGCAAAACATGATGTTCAACACAAAGAAAAAGGAAAATAATGGATTTATATGAACTGTTGGTTCAACAAATTGACGAAAAAGTTCAACAACTTAAAGATTATCTTATTAATGGAAACATTGAAGGATTTGACGAATACAAAAGACTTTGTGGTGAGGCGAGAGGTCTCCTTATTGCAAAGGGTTATATCATAGACCTTAAACAACGCATGGAGCATTCAGATGAATGAAATCCTTATTGGTTCAAACCCCAATAATCCAAAAGTAGTAGGAAGTTATAAACCTTCAGCCACAATTGAAGAAAAAGCAACGCAGTTACCACGCCCAAGTGGGTGGAAAATACTTTGTGCAATTCCTGAAGTAGATAAAGAATATGAAAGTGGTTTAATTAAAGCCGATGAAACTTTGCATATTGAAGAAACTTTAACTACCGTGTTGTTTGTAGTGAAATTAGGTCCAGATTGTTATACCGATAAAGAAAGATACCCATCAGGACCTTGGTGTAAAGAAGGCGATTTTATTTTGGTTAAGCCTTATACAGGTGGTCGTTTGATTATTCATGGTCGAGAGTTTCGCGTCATTAATGAAGATGCTGTTGATGGTGTAGTGGATGATCCCCGTGGCATTCGGCGCAAATAAAGGAGCTAAAAATGGCTGATAATTACAAATTTCCAGATGAAATAGACCAAGAATCTCAAAAAACCGATATTAGTATTGAGTATGAGGGCGATAACGAGTTAAAAATTGAAATAGAAGACGATACACCTTTAGAAGACCGTGATCGGCAACCAATGCCGAAAGAAATTGTTGAAAAACTTGATAAAGAAGAGCTTGAAAGCTACTCAAAAGATGTTCGAGAGAAGTTTAAACAAGCTAAAAAGATTTATCACGATGAAAGACGCGAAAAAGAAGCTGCTTTTCGTGAAAGACAAGAAGCTGTAGCGGCGGCGCAACAACTTTTAGAGGAAAACAAGCGCATTCGTTCAATGCTTAACAACGGAAAAGAAGAATATTTATCCGCAGTTAAAAACTCGACAGAAATGCAGCTAGATAATGCGCGTCGTGCATATAAAGAGGCTTATGATTCTGGTGATACAGATGCTCTTTTAGAGTCTCAAGAAGCAATTACACGCATAACCATGCAAATGGATCGTGTAAATAATATGAAAGTTCCTCCTTTACAAGAGGAAAATTATGCGGTACAACAGCAACAAGCTCAACGTCCTGATTCTAAAGCATTAGCGTGGCAAGAACGCAATGCATGGTTTGGTCAAGATGAAGAAATGACCGCTGCGGCATTAGGTTTACATGAAAAACTTAAACGTAACGGTGTTGCAGTCGGCTCTGATGAATATTATTCCGTATTGGACAAAACAATGCGAAAGAGGTTTTCAGAAAATTTTAATGAACCAGAAAAAGAGGAAACTCCCACTAAAAAATCTTCCGTTGTTGTTGCACCGGCAACCCGTTCGACATCTTCAAAAAAGGTGCGATTAAGCCAAACACAAGCGGCTTTTATTAAAAAATTGGGTATTACGCCTGAACAATATGTACGTGAAGTTTTAAAACTGGAGAATTAAAATGAATAAAACACCTCGTGAATTAGAGACTCGTGAAGAAATGGAACTTCCTGACCATTGGAAACCTGCGGAACTTTTACCTGAACCAGATAAAGAACCCGGAATGGAATACAAATGGAAACGAGTTTCAATGCTAAACAATATTGACCCCCGTAATATCTCTGCTTTCCAGAGAGAAAAATGGGTTCCAGTACCTTTAATTGAACAGCCTAAATTTCAAATGTTAACCGACTCAAATAGCCGGTACAAAGATCAAATTGAAATCGGCGGTTTATTGCTCTGCAAACGCCCAGAAAGATACGGTAAGCAAGAGAAAGAATATTTCGATAAGCAAACCCAATCTCAAATGGCGGCTGTAGATAATACCCTTATGCGTCAAAGCGATGCCCGTATGCCACTCTTTAAAGAAAATAGGTCTTCTACGAGTTTTGGCAAGGGTTCTTAACTTTTATGGAGTTTTAAATGGCTTATCCAATTATTCCGGGTCCTTACGGATTCAAGCCGTTAAATCTTGTTGGTGGTCAAGTCTTTTCAGGCTCGACACGTAACCTACCTATTCAGTATGGTTATGGCACTAACATTTTTTACGGCGATGTGGTCGCGATTACTCGCGGTTTTATTACACGTATCACTTTAACCACTGGTGG